GCCGTTTCTTCAATTCGGCAGCCTCTAGCTTCTAGCCAATCATGCGCGAATACTGCCATATCTGCAGTAGATAGTAGTTTTAATGATTCCGCCAGATAGTATAGTGATTCCGATTTCACGTTCTTATTTTTGATTTCTTTTTCAACCTTGTTTTTATCTAGCACCGAATCTATAAATGTAGCCGCAGGATTAATTTCTCTCTTAATTCTTTCTTTAATCATTGTTCTTTCTGCAGCTATCTCTACATCTGTTTTGCCAGCCATCGGCTGCGAGATAAAAAATAGTTTAGGTAACTTTGTGTTTATTTTTTCTTCAATGTACGCATCCATTGTTATTTCATCGTTTGTTTCGTAACTCATACTTATCTCCTTAAAACATTTCTGGTTCTTCGCCTTCCCTGGCGCGTATTTTGTCATATTCTTCTTCTCTAGCGTTTATCTCCGCTTTTAGGTTTTCATTAACTTGTTCAATCATCCTTCTTGTTGTAATGCTTACTTTTTTAGCAATATCTTCGTTTTTAGCTATCGTTCTTTCAGCAGCTTTATTTGCATATACCAGCATTCGCATTTTTTCTCTTCCTACTGGGTCGTAGGTGCAACGCCAATCATTACAGTATTCGCATTCATTACAACATTTACCACAGATTGTCCCCTTAATTCGCCTGCACCAACGAAACGACCTGTTGTCATTTGGTGCTCCGTGTTCGTGTCCGCACCTGTCACACACACATCCTACGTTTACCATCTTTTCCTATCTACTTCCTCTAAGATTCCTGTTATTTCTTTTCTAACTTCCTCTAGCTCCTCATAAGTCATTCTGAGGTAGCCATTTGACGCGCTCAGAATTAAGAATTCTTCCTTATTTGCTACATAGGCAAATCCTTTTTTCACAGACTCATACGTTAACGTGTCGTCTATTGAATCTGCCTTATGTAGGATTTGATTCACATTCAGATTTATACTTGGTATGGTTGTCGTTGATTTCCATCTATTCATAAATAGTTCCTTCCTATAAGGATCATCCAGTCATTACGTGCTTGCTCTCTGGTCATTCCCTCGTCCATCTTTTCTTCTTCATATTTCTTTTGATAAAAGCGTCTTAGTTTAATGTTCTCTTCTTGCGCCCATTCGCTACAGTTCATATGTAGCTCTTCGTGGTGCTCGTGGCACACGTCCACTTGAAAGCCTAGATCTATACTTATTTGACGGTTAGACCCTCCGAAAATTTCGTGCCTTTCTGCGTAGGGTTTTCCGCAATATGCGCAGAATCTACTTGCTTTATCCTTATATCCGTTTTGCTTCTTCTTTTTCTTCCTGGTCTGTGGCTTTGGAAAAGCACATGTTTTGTAATACTCCATCATTTGGTTAGTCTCCTAATCGAATGTAATTGTTTGTAATTCTTCATCGCTCCAAGGTTCTATATTTGACAACACACTTTTTTCTTCGCATACTTCTAGTCTAGGTTCTTCATAATCAGTGAACTCTCTAGTAATAGCTGATTCAGATACAATTCCTTTAAAATATTTTCTTCGTCTTTCAATATCCATGTCGCGCCTCTCTTTGTACAGTCACCTTGCCATCTATGCGTTTGAGATTTACATATCCATCTGATGTTGTTATTTTCGCTCCTGCAATCGTGCCGCTATCGACCATTTCATGCGCTAGCTTAATCACTTTGATAATGCAAGGTTCAATAGGTTTAAACTTATTCACGTTTAACCTCGCTTTTATCTGCACCCTAGCGCATATAGGAATATGTGCAGCATAGGGAATAGCAGCGCTAGGCAGATAGTTCCGATTAGATTTATTACCTGGAAGTTACCTTCCTCGTCCGAAAATATGACTTTGAATAACTCTTTATTGCTCATTACATGCTCCTGTTCTTGTAGATTTTGTCTGCTACATCCCCTGCAAAATACTTTTTACTTCTTCCGTCCGGCAAGCACTCAACGCCATACATCAGGTCTCTTACACTTGCACGGCTAATTTTTAGATACCTTGATATATCTGATATAGTCGGGAAGCTGCCATATTCTTTTTTAAGATCGTTTAATATTGCTTGCCTATCCATTTCTTTATTCCTCTTCGTGTTTGGATCTTTCTATATCGAATCCGTCCGGGTATCTTGATTTCAACTTTGCTAGGTTGAGTTTTGCAACCGATTCTAGCGGTACACCTGCGTTATATGCTGTTATGGATAAGTACCAAAGTACATCACCTAGTTCATCAATTAGTTCTCCCACATCCGCATCATGCCCTCTAAATGTAGCCTTGTTGATTTTGCCGACCACTTCTCCGATTTCTTCGCACATTCCCATTACAGATTCGATTACGCCTACTTCTTTTCCTGTTCGCAGCGTTTCATGCTGGTAGTCATTTAGCGTCATTTTCTGTTCATAGTTAATCTTTGCGATTAAGAATCTCGGTAGTTCTTCTTCCGGGATATCCTGGATATCTACGCGCAGTGCCTTATCTCCGTATGACAGTAGGACTTCGTCCTTATCTGGTGTAACGATTATCACGTCAAGGTCCTTGCATGTATTCATTGCGTGTAGGGTGTCTCTTATTGCTGTACAGATAATTTGTCTTGTGGTGTTTGTATCCATTATGTTTTTCTCCTATTTTTTGAGTTGTTTAATATATAATCTCTTATTAGCCTTTAATCCTCAGTTTGGCCAAAGGCTCGACCAACTGCGCAATTTCTCTTGTACACACACCCTTTGATAGTCGAGCCTTAATTTCATCAGCTAACAACTCTTGTATCTCAGTAACAATTTGAGCTTCTTTTAGAACACAATTTGAAATGGTTATGTTTTTTATTCCACATCTTGGTTCGCTATTAGGTGTTAATCTTTTAACTTCCTCTTTGGCATTGTGCAGTTCTTCTCTTGTGCGAGCTAGTTCGTTTCGAGTTTCTTCTAGTATTTTTTCTGTGGCTCTTAATCTGATAATTGGTGATTCCATTTCGCTTTCCTTTCTTAAACCTCTTCAGCTCTCGCTCTTCCTATACGGTTAAACCGTAATTTTAAACTAAAAAAATAATGTCGTTGTAACTTATCTGATATACCTCTTCAATCTTTTTGAGAATAGGGATATCTGGATAGCTCTTCCCGCATTCATAATTTGACAGGGTGTCTGGACTAATTCCAATCAATTTAGCCGCCTCAACCTGTGTGTATCCTCTTAAAGCTCTAACTGATTTAAGCGTCAGTTTATCATTTTTCAACTTGCTCACCTCGCTTCTTCTTCATTTGATAATTGGAGTATATTACGGTTAAACCGTCTTGTCAACGGTTTTTTCGTAATTTTTTCAAAATTTTATTGTGTTTTTTACGAGATTAGCGTATTATTTTCATATCAAATGGAGGTGGATAATGAGTACACAATTAGGCAACAAAAAAATAATGGCAAAAAACATTCAGTACTATATGGATTTGTACAACAAAACTAGAAATGATATTTGCCAGGATCTCGGAATAAAATACACCACCTTTACAGATTGGATAAAGGCAAATACTTATCCAAGAATAGATAAAATTGAATTGATGGCTAATTATTTCAATATAGAAAAATCTGACCTTATAGAGGAGCACAACAAAGAATCTGTTCAGTCAGATCGTCCTCTTCCATCGAATATCATTCTGCCTTCAGCGCACAAGCTCCCTATTATGGGCACTATATGCGCAGGAGATGGTGTTGTATGCGAAGATGATTACCAGGGTACTTTTATAGTAGATATAGATGTTAAAGCGGATTACTGCCTGAAGGTACACGGCGACAGTATGGTTGGTGCCAATATCTATGATGGAGATATCGTCTTTATTTCAAAGTCTTATGATTTTGTTCAAGATCAAATATATGCGATTGAAAGATTAGATTACAACGAAGCTTCTCTAAAGAGAGTTACGCAGGATGGCGACACGTTGATACTTAACCCTTGCAATCCTGAGTATCATGCAATGGTTACTGACTACGAAGAAGTGAGAATAATTGGGCGATGTGTCGGAGTGCTACATAAGTATGTGTAGATGCGGAATTAATTAGGAGGTTTATATGGAAAAAGATATTATTGTGTCGTTAAAATCAACTTTTGACGATATTATGCATACTACGGATGATGGTGTTGAATTTTGGTATGCTAGAGAGTTGCAGTCGCATTTAGCATATTCTGAATGGAGAAATTTTGAAAAGGTAATCAATAAGGCAAGAACTGCATGTAAAAACGCTGGAAGTGTTGAAAAATTACATTTTGTTGACGTCAACAAATCATACAATATGCCCAATGGCGGTGTTAGAGAAATTGACGATATATTGTTAACCAGATATGCATGCTACCTTATCGCTCAAAATGGAGATCCTAGAAAAAACGAAATCGCGTTTGCTCAGTGCTATTTTGCTGTAAAAACAAGAGAAGCTGAAGTTATAGAACAAAGACTTGCTGAACTTGATCGTTTAAACATCCGTAATGAATTGCGAGCATCTGAAAAGCGTCTTTCACAAAATATTTATGAGCGAGGAGTTGACGACAAAGGCTTTGGACGTATTCGTTCCAAAGGAGATGCCGCATTATTTGGCGGCAAGAACACACAGCAAATGAAAGATAAATATAATATTAAAAGTGGTCCTTTATCTGATCATTTGCCTGCAGTGACGCTTGCTGCTAAAAATCTAGCAACAGAAATGACAAATCTAAATGTAGAAACAAAAGATTTAAAAGGTGAGTACCCTATCACTAAGGAACACATCCAGAACAATTCTAGTGTTAGAAATATGCTTGGAGAAAGAGGAATTAAGCCCGAAGAATTACCACCAGCAGAAGATACAAAGAAGATTGAGCGCAGGGTTAAATCAGATGAGCGTAAATTAGCAAGTCTAAAAAAGAATAAATAACTATTATGTATGAAAATCACCAAGAGACTGTTTCTGTTACATTGGCTATCTCAAAAGGCTATATCTGAACTATTTGGAGTTGGTATCCAGTAATCAGTAAACATTTGAATAATATTTTTATTGACGGTGAATTAAACGAATCTTCAGTCATTTCCAAAATGGAAACAACTGCGACAGATGGCAAAATTTACAATACCAACTTCTATAATCTCGACGCTATTTTTCAGTATGTGCAAATTTTGCACATACTGCGATAGAAAAACCATAATAGCAACCTCACCGCATTGGTTGTTGCTCGTGATTTGCTCGTGATTTTGTCAATTTGATATTACGATTCATTGGTTAAATGCTTGAATTTCAATGGATATATTATTTTTTTATACTCGTGATTTGAAAGGTGGTATTAAAATGGGTAGCACATCAGAGAAAATTAAATGGGCGTTATTTGATTACATATTCCCTACAGCATTTATGTTCTTGGCTATATTTAAGCCGGAATATTATGTTTTATCGGCTAACTATCTTGTGTTTGCTATGCTCACTGTCGGTTTTTTTAATTCGCAAGGTCCATTTCTTTATATGTTTATATTTCCTGTGTGTGGGCTTTTCATAATTCCTGGATATTGGCACCTAATTAATTTTAATTATGAACTTTTTGCAACAGTAGGAGGTCTTGCCTGCTTCCCTGTTGGTTCCTTTTTAATTAATAGTTATGCTGCGAGGGCTTGATGAAAAGATATAAATTTACAAAAACATTTACATATGACGGTAAGCGATATTATATCCGAGCAAACTCTGAGCTAGAGCTTGGTATGAAATATCAGAAAAGGCTCGAGGATCTTAAGGCTAACCATGTAATTATTAATTCTAATATGACGCTTGGAGACTGGGCTAGGAAATGCGTTGAGACTTACAAGACTAGTTCTAGCGAAGATGCTCGTGATAGGTATTTAGATTTTACAGAGAAATATATAGTTAGTGAGATTGGTCATTATAAACTTAAGGACGTGCGCCCTATAATGTGCCAATCTCTTATTAATAAGTATGAGGGTATGAGTAAGTACACTATAGGGCAAGTGTATCAGAAGCTTAATTTCATATTTAGAAAAGCTGTAGATAATGGTTTGATTAATTCTAATCCGGCTGCAGATATATCTAAACCTACAGGCACTTTAAACAAGAGACGTTCCCTCACCCCCGAAGAGCAAGAAGTGTTTGTCAAATGTGCATTAAAGCACCAGTACGCTATATACTTTATGCTAATTTACCTATGTGGATGCCGCCCTTCCGAGGCAGCAAAGATAAAGTACGAAGATATAGTTGTTAGTAAAGAACGTAAATATATTCATGTACGAGGAACTAAGAGCGCAGCAGCCGATAGATATGTACCTCTTCCGGATATGTTAAGTGATTTACTCACCGGATCTACCGGCTATTTAATCACCACATCGCAGAATAATACTTTATCTCATAAAAAGAGATTGTTCGCCTGGAAAAGTCTTGTACGAGATATAAATATAGAGATGGGCTGCAAGATGTATAGGAATCAGCTTATACCACCTTATCCTTTCGGCGATGATTTATCCACGTATTCACTCAGGCATACGTATTGTACCAATCTCCAAAAGAAAGGTGTTGATATTCGCACCGCTCAATACTTGATGGGTCACTCTGATATTAAGATGACTGCTAATATCTATACACATACAACATTAGACAGTCTAGATGATAGTTGGGATATGATTAACGCAAAGTAAAAGTACACGCGCAGGCGTGTACTTTTAATAATCGTATTCTTTTGGTAAAACTAAATACCCTTCTTCGTTTCTATATCCGATTACTTCGCATCCTGAAAGGTCTATGTCTATTTCTTTCTTATATTGGTTTATCCCTGCGCTTATCGAGTTACCCACCTTTTCCCAGTCAGAGCGGATATTTTTCGCATCTAAAGACGGATCTAGTCTTTTAACAACTTTATTGTGGGAAGTCGAGTATCTTGCATTCTTGTTTTTATTGAAGAATCTAGAAATCTTATCTTTTAATTTCATGACTGCATATCTCCTTTTGCTATTTATTTTACTTCTATAAAGTAAAAGATGCCGCCGTTACGGAAGCATCTCTCAACCGTAATCAGTACGGTTCTCTCTGGCCTTTCCTAGACTTACAGCGATGGCATTCCGCGAGCGTCTTATCGCTAGGTGCTATTAAGTTTATAGCCTCTTCCGCCTGCTGATCAGTGCAGCGACTACTACTATAAACGCTATATAATAAAGGTCTGCTGTGAGCAATTTCTCGCCCCTAGCTACCGTTATTATCTTGCTACCGCCGTATATGCTAGCTTTTAGGCGGCGCAGAACCACATATTCATGGGTATATGTGGGTAGGGCATCACACTGCCCAGTCCTAAAATTAGACATAGAGCCCAAAGGTCATCTATGTACGTTCGATGGTGATTATATATTATATTTTTTCTTGTTTCAACTACGGCAAAGTATAAGGTGCAACACTAGGTGCAACACTTCATATGTCAATTCGTGCCAATTTAGACCATTAGCCATATCATTTGTTGTCTTTTGCTTAAATAAAAAAGCCTTGTATATGCTTGAAATTACAGCATTTACAAGGCTTTTACTTTTGGAGCTGCTGGCGAGAATCGA